AACGGAAATGGCTGGTTTCAAAGGAAGGCACATTAATATATGGCTTGGCGTAGATACTTCACCCCTGTAGCAACTAGCGGACAGCTGAGTCCCATCAGCGGCAGCATGGGCGGAGGAGCTCACGCTAGCCGTACTAATTACTCTAGCTACCTGCCAGATGTCTATGCTGGTCACCCCAATCGCCTAGAGCGTTACGGTCAATACGACACCATGGACAGCGACAGTGAAGTCAATGCCGCTCTAGATATCTTAGCGGAGTTCTGCACACAGAGCAACATGGAAAATGCCACACCATTCCAGGTCTTCTTCAAAGAGCAGGCTACTAATGCTGAAATCACTATTATTAAAAAGTATCTACAGCAGTGGACCAAGCAGAACAAGTTCGACACTCGCATATTCAAGATCGTGCGCAACGCCTTCAAATACGGTGACGTGTTCTTCGTGCGCGACCCAGAAACACAGAGCTGGATGTATATTGATCCAGCCAAGGTAGACAAGATCATAGTAAACGAAAGTGAAGGTAAAAAACCTGAGCAGTATCACATCCGTGATTTCAACCCTAATCTAGAAACACTGGCCACTACGGCTATCAATCCCAGCAACATGCAGGGCGGTGGCAGCCAATTTGGTGGCGGTTATGGCGACAGTGGTGGAGGTGCCGGTGGAGCACGCGGTATGGTAGGATCTTTCCCTACCACAGCCAACTCCAGTAGATTTTCACAGAATCAAAATCAATATGCTATTGACGCTCGCCATGTGATCCATATCAGCTTGAGTGAAGGACTAGACAACAACTTCCCATTTGGCAACAGTCTGATGGAAAGCATATTCAAGGTATTCAAACAGAAAGAACTGCTAGAAGATAGTATTATTATCTACCGCGTGCAACGTGCACCGGAACGCCGTGTATTCTACATTGATACAGGTAATATGCCCAGTCACCTAGCCATGAGTTTCGTAGAACGGGTTAAAAACGAAGTTAATCAGCGCCGTATTCCCAGTGTCACTGGCGGCAGCCAGAGTGTTATAGACGCCAGCTACAATCCGCTATCGATCAATGAGGATTACTTCTTCCCGCAGACAGCAGAAGGTAGGGGTAGTAAGGTAGAAATCCTACAAGGTGGGCAGAATCTAGGAGAAATAGATGATCTCAAGTATTTTACTAATAAGCTGTTTCGTGCTCTACGTATTCCTAGCAGTTACTTACCTACTGGCTCAGATGATGGTGGTAGTAATTTCAATGATGGAAGGGTGGGAACTGCCTATATACAAGAACTGAGATTCAACAAGTACTGCGAAAGACTCCAGAGCCTGATAAACGGACCATTTGATTCTGAGTTCAAACTGTACCTACACAACAAAGGTATCAATGTAGATAGCAATATTTTCGACCTTAAATTCAATCCGCCGCAGAATTTCGCGTCATATCGCCAGGCTGAAATGGACACAGCTCGTGTCAACACCTTTGGTACCATGGTGGCTATACCCATGATGAGCAAGAGATTCGCCCTGAAGCGTTTCCTAGGACTCACATCAGAAGAGATAGCAGAAAACGAACGTCTGTGGAAAGAAGAAAACATCGATGTTGATAATAAACTGTCAGCATCAGCTGAACTGCGTAGCCAAGGTATAACTGCCAATGGTATGAGCGCAGATTTATCCAGCCTAAGCGGTGCAGGCGCTCCTCCATTACCCGGAGAAGCTGGTACAGAAGCTGGCGGACTACCGGGTAGTATGCCAGAACCCGGTGGTGCATCACCGGTTCCTCCGCCAGCATAATTGGTAAATACACTACTATGTTATTAAGAGAGTTCCTTAGTTTTGATCGCGAGCATCCAGATCCGGTTGACGATGACCGTTACCTGAGCCAACACGATACCAGCATACTGCGTAAAGAAGACCTCCGCAAAACACGTCTTACACTAGAGATGTTGAACAGTCTACGCAAGGCGGGAGACGCCCGTGAGAAGGAAAAAACAGAGGAATTGGGACTGATACGCACCATGTATGCCACCCCTCCCGAAGAAGGCCAGCCTCCAGTATAGTCTAGATGTCGAGCCTACTCTTAATAGGTGATTCGGGCACCTTAGACCTAAGAAACCTAGCTCCGGAATTTGTCTATACAGGAGTTTCTACAGCACTCGATTACATAAAACTAGTAGGACAACCGCATTCAGCACTTTCTAGATTCCTAAAGAGTCATCAAAATAAAGCTCGATATGTAGTTATGTCTTTGGGTGGACTAGACATACGGGCACACTGGTGGAAACACATACCCGAAAATACCGTATCTCCAGAAGCCTACATACAAAAACGTGCGGAAGACTTCTATCGGGCCTTGAAAACAACAGCAGATCTATATGGATTAGAAAAGATAGTCGTCTGGGGTGCACCGCCTGCTATACACGATGTTCAATTTGTTCCCCAATATCCCTATTATGGCAGTGCGATCACCCGAAATATGATCAAACATATATTTTCTCGAGCTTTCATTGACTGTGTAGATCGGGATATTGGAGAAACCCGCATAGGGCATGCTACCAGATTCTACGATTATGTCCTGCCTGATTACCAAGCCACATCTGCTGTGCCTCTAGGCGATGGAGTACACTACAGTCATACGGTCACAGACCTATTATGGGATACCATAAATCCTGTGATTTTTGGTGATCTCAAGAACTATACAGGGTCCTTGTTTGATTCTATGCGGGAAGATCAGTTCGAAATACAAACCGCGACCGTGGATAGAACGATCCTATATAATACCTGGGTGCTGGCCGCGCATATCAAAAACCCGCATAGATATACAAGGAAAGTATCCTTATCGGGCGCAGATTACCATCTATTAAACAACACCGATACCAAAGACGCTGTGCCTAGATACACTGAATTATGCCTTGGCATTATGTAGTCAGTTAAAATATCTGCCTAAAAACTAAATATTTTTAACAAAAACTCGAAAAACCGATTTGATTTTTCGAGCAGATCAAACAAAAAGGCTCGTTTTAGGCCTATTTCGCACACCTATATACATATATCTGTAAATATAATACAGCCTTGCCGCTACCAATTAAGGAGAATTTTACAATGTCAACAAAGTTTGAACAGTTACTAGACTATCTAGTCAATGAAGAAATGGATAAAGCCAACGAACTCTTCCACGAGATCGTTGTAGAAAAATCACGAAGCATCTATGAAAACCTTATCGCTGAAGAAGATGATGAGGAAATGGACGAAGCCGCAGAAGACGAAGAAATGGACGAAGCTCGCGAAGAAGACGACGAAGAAATGGACGAGTCTATGGAAGACGAAGAAATGGACGAGTCTGAAGAAGATCTAGAAGATTCATACATGATGGACGCCGAAGATGACGGATTTGGCGGTGGCGAAGAAGGTGATGCCACTGACGAACTTGGTATGGAAATCGGTGCTGACCATGACGAAGAGGGTGGAGAAGGCGACGAAGATTCTGCTATGATGGATATCAAGAACGCCATCGAAGAACTAGAAGCTGCCTTTGCTGAACTAGAGCAGGCACAGGGTTCAGAGAATGGTGACATGGACATGGATTCAGAGTTCGGCGACGAAGAAGATGGTGAAGATGACGAGATGGAAATGATGGGCATGGGTAATATGCCTATGGAAAATCGCCGTATCACACGCGAGTATCGTGAAAAGGTTGGCAACGACTGGGACAAGAACTCACAAAAGACACAAGGTCAAGCACTTGGCGCAAATACAGGCGAGAGTTTTCCTTCCCCAACTGAAGGCAAGAGTCCTATCAGTTCAGGAAGCGGTAAACCAACTACTGGCGCAAACGCTAAGAACCTAAATCAAGGCAGTGTAGAAGGTCAAAGCAACACAGGTACACGCCCTAACAAAGTTACAAAAGGTATCAACCCAGAAAGCGGTGAGCAGTACACCAAAGGTGTTGAAAAGAACATCTCCGGTAGCTCAACAGCTAAGATGATGGACGGTGCAAAACTAAACAAACAAGGCAGTGGTTATCCCGGCAACAACAAGGCTCCTAAGCCAGTTGGCAGCGGAACAGGTGAACTAGCAGGTCAAACTTCTATAAGTTCTGACAAGCCTTTCTTGAAAAAGCTATAATTAGAGAACCCGGATGCAATTAAGCTACCTACGTGAACACCTAAGTTTCGATCAAGCTGGAGTCATACTCGAGAGTGACGACAAGGATGGAAAGAGCCTGTATCTAAAAGGCATCGCCATCCAAGGTGGGATCCGTAACGCAAATCAACGTGTCTACCCTGTAGATGAAATTGAACGTGCGGTAAAAACTCTGAATGACCAGATACAGAATGGTTATTCAGTGCTAGGTGAAGTTGATCATCCAGATGATCTAAAAGTAAACTTGGATCGTGTGTCCCATATGATAACACAGATGTGGATGGAAGGTCCAAACGGTTATGGAAAGATGAAGATCCTTCCAACGCCAATGGGTAACTTGGTTCGTACTATGCTGGAAAGCGGAGTAAAACTTGGCGTAAGCAGTCGTGGTAGTGGCAATGTCAACGACATGAACGGCCATGTATCTGATTTCGAGATAATCACAGTAGACGTAGTTGCTCAACCCAGTGCACCTGGTGCGTATCCTACTCCTGTCTACGAGCATCTAATGAATGCTCGCGGCGGAGCAAGAGCGTTTAAGGTTGCACAAGAAGTAAAAGAAGATCCAAAGGCCCAGAAATACTTGAAAGAAGCAGTACTTCAAGTTATCAAAGGTCTAAAATAAGCCCGAGGAGAAATATATGTTGGACGCATTCAAACAGTTAGTAGAGTCAGGTGTGATGACAGAAGATACACGTTCTGTTATCGAGTCTGCCTTTGCTGAAAAGATTCAAGAGAATCGCGACCAAGTCACAGCAGAACTTCGTGAAGAATTCGCGCAGAAGTACAGTCATGATAAACAGGTCATGGTTGAGGCGATCGACAAGATGTTAAGCGACAGACTAGCCGCAGAAATCAGTGAACTGCATGAAGACAAGACCGCTCTAGCCCAAGCAAAGACTCGTTATCAAGAAAAGATGACCAGCGATGCTCGTGTACTAGAAGGTTTCGTTGTCAAACAGTTGCACAAAGAACTAGCAGAATTCCAAGGAGACCGTCAAAAAGTCGCTGAGAATTTCGCCAAGCTGGAGAACTTCATAGTACATGCTCTAGCAAAAGAAATCCGTGAGTTTGCCATTGACAAACAGGATCTAGCCGAAACCAAAGTCAAGCTGGTCCGTGAAGCCAAGAGCAAGTTTGAAGATATCAAAAATCGCTTCGTCAAGCGTGCAAGCCAGGTCGTAGAACAGGCAGTTACCAGCAAGTTGACATCTGAAATCCAGCAGTTGAAAGAAGATATCGACTCAGCTCGTACCAATGACTTTGGTCGTCGTCTATATGAAGCATTCGCACAGGAGTATTCTAGTTCTTATCTAAACGAGAAATCCGAAACAAGTAAACTGTTGAAGATCATCGCGAAGAAAGATCAAGAATTAGCCGAAGCAAAAACCGTTGTAGCAGAAAAATCACAAATCGTCGAATCCAAAGAGCGTGAAATACGCATCACCAAGGATTTAATGGAGCGTAAAAATGCTATGGCAGAATTACTAGCGCCGTTGGATGCTAGCAAGCGTGAAATCATGAAGGAGCTTTTAGAGTCTGTACAGACACCAAAACTCGCTAGTGCTTTCGAGAAATACCTACCAGCTGTAATGGAAGGCGAAGCCCGTCGTACTACTAAGGTTGCACTCACAGAGTCAACCGCAGTGACAGGTGATCGTGGAGCCAAGCCACAGGTAGGCTTAGACAATATTTTGGATATCCGCAAACTAGCGGGTCTGAAATAATTTATTCAAGGAGACATAAATGTCACAGTTATTAAATGAAAGATGGTCAGAGACCAAAGAAGCTCTGCTTGAAGGCCTACAGGGTAACCGTCGTGCTTCCATGGCAGTATGCTTAGAAAACACCCGTCGTAGCTTGTCAGAGAGCGCAACAGCAGGTGCAACATCCGCTGGTAACGTAGCAACACTTAACCGTGTTATTCTGCCTGTTATCCGTCGTGTGATGCCTACTGTAATCGCTAACGAAATCATCGGCGTACAGCCAATGACAGGCCCAGTTGGTCAGATCCATACTCTACGTGTACGTTATGCTGACTCAGGCGACAACGTCAACGCAGGTGATGAAGCATTGAGCCCATTCAAGATCGCGGCTGCATACTCTGGTAACAACACAGATGCTTATCCTAAGGCCAATTCAACAGCGGCTCTAGAAGGCACACCTGGTAAGCGTATGAGCATCCAGATTTTGAAGAGCCCAGTCGAAGCTAAGAGCCGTAAACTAAGCGCACGCTGGACATTCGAGGCAGCACAAGATGCACAGGCACAGCAGGGTATTGACATCGAAGCAGAAATCATGGCCGCACTGGCACAAGAAATCACAGCTGAGATCGATCAAGAGATCCTAGCTAGCCTACGTGCTCTAGCATCTGTAGAAGAAACATATGACCAGTCATTAGTTTCTGGTACAGCAACATTCGTTGGTGACGAGCATGCCGCACTGGCTATCCAGATCAACCGTGTAAGCAACTTGATTGCTCAGCGTACACGTCGTGGTGCTGGTAACTGGGCTGTTGTAAGTAACCAAGCTCTAACGATCCTACAAAGTGCTACTACAAGCGCATTTGCTCGTACAACAGAAGGTACATTCGAAGCTCCTACAAACACTAAGTTTGTTGGTACATTGAATGGCGCTATGAGAATCTATGTTGACGCATACAAGAGCGATACAGATGACAACAACCAAGTTCTTATCGGTTACAAAGGTTCTAGCGAGGCAGATGCTGCCGCGTTCTATTGCCCATACATTCCGTTGATGAGCTCTGGGGTTGTACTTGATCCGGCTACTTTTGAACCAGTAGTTGGTTTCTTAACTCGCTACGGGTACGTCGAATTATCTAACACCGCCAGCAGTCTGGGGAATGCCGCAGATTATCTAGGAAAAGTGGCCATCACAAGTGCAAACGTTTCTTTCAAGTAATCCAAAGCAATACAGCAACAAACAAAAAGCACCTTCGGGTGCTTTTTTGTTGGCTTAAATTTCTACCTCGGTAATGTCGCAATCATATAAATACTATTATGAATACATATCAAGCATACACATATCTAATAAAATTCAAACCTACCGGTAAAGTTTATTACGGGGTAAGATTTAAGAACATAAGACTAAAACGGACTCCTGAAGAAGATTTCATAGTAATGTATAAAACAAGTAGCCAACAGATTAAAGATTTAATAAAAGAATACGGGATAGAATCTTTTGAATGGGAAATACGTAAAACATTTGATACTCCGGAGCAGGCAATAGCTTGGGAAACAAAAGTATTGCGTAGATGTAATGTATTAAAGCGACAAGATATTTGGTACAATGCTAATGTATCTGGGTATAAAGTCACTACACCTAGAGGACGATTATCAATTAGTAATCGACATAAAGGAGTTCCTAAAACAGAAGAACATCGTAATAAAATGAAACTTATTATGATTGGAAAAAATAAAGGTCGTAAGCAAACAGACGAGCATCGACGTAAAAACTCCGAAGCTAATTCTAAAGAAAAACACCACCGTTGGGGTAAAACTCTTTCCGCAGAAGAACGTGCTAAATGCGGAGAAAAAAATAAAGGCAAGACTGCCCATAATAAAGGTAAGCCGATGAGCCAAGAACAAAAAAATCTAATATCGATTAGAAATAAAGGACAAAAACGTGAACGCCTCACCTGTCCCCACTGCACAAAAGATATAGCTGTGAATACCTATGCGCTGTGGCACGGTAACCGTTGCAAGCTGGCTAAATAGTCATGTTCGCTCTTCCAGAGAGTTTATGCGGAAACCCACCGCGTAGGCCTAGAACGCTAAAATAAAGGAGAAACAAAATGGGACGTCCATTAGGCAAAAAGTATTTCGGTAACTTCAATATCGGAACAAACGGTTACACACCAGCACCGGGTGGTAACACAGGCGGTGATGACGGCATCGGAGGCGAAGGCATCGCCAACTTTGCAGTGACAGCACCTGGTAACTATATCAATCGTCTACCAACTATCGCTACATTCGGCGCACCCGCAATTCCCGGTGGTGTGCAGGCTGCGGGAGTAGTTCACTCTCTAGCCCAGAGCGCCGGTCCGGCTGCTGACGGCATCAACTACTGGGTCGGTGATATTATCACTGACGCCAATGGTTCAACATGGCGTGTTACAGAATTGGAAGTATACACAGCCACGCTGGATCCAAGCCACCAAGGCACTGGCTACGGTGGCAACGATACGATTCCCTACGCCTATGGTATCAATATCAACCTAGACGGTGTCAACGGCAGCGGTGTACCAAGTGGTGCCTACAATTTCACAGAAGGTGGCGCAAGTCGTGGTTCATGGACCACGACAGGCGCGGCTCCGGCAGCTACAGGTGCTCAAAGCCCTTCAGGACTAGGCGGACACGGCGCACAGTGGAACCTAGTATGGCGTATCAAAACATTGGCGCAACCTCCAGGTACTCCAGTTGACTATGCCTATGGTACAACATACTTATATGGTGCATCTAACGTAACAACAGACGGACATGGTACAGGTGCCGCATTGAACGTTGGTTTCTCTCCAGATCACCTGGCTGTGACACAGAAGGGTTCGGGCTATATCGGCACTGAAACCATCGTGTTTACATCAACATCGGGCGGTGCCGAAGTTACAGCAACTGGTACATTGGTCAGGACTACAGACTCAGGTAGTCGTCAAGCTGGTACTAACCTCAACGTTGCTAGCAATCAGGACAATGCCATCATCATACATGCTAACACCACAGGTGCAGGCACTAAGATCGGTGACATCCAGAAGCAGACAGGTTCACATCGTTACAAGACACGCACAGCTGATGGCGTCGCTGTCTGCAAGTTGGTCAAGACAGACTCGCCGGCGGTCAAGCAGGCCTATATCACTGCAACAGATCAAAGTGGTGCTCACTACTGGGTAACCAAACTTACTTCTCGCAGAGCTGTAATATGGCCTAAAGGTGACGGTACTCCGCAGTATCCGTTGATCAACGGTACAGAGCCACATCGCGTTGGTTGGACATTTGGAGACGCAGTTGCTCCGGGTAATCCAAATCATCAGTTGGGACTGGTCAAGATCGAAAACGCCTAACAGCATTGAGTCTTATGATAAAAGGACACTGCGGTGTCCTTTTTCATTTAAGGTAAATACTGGTATGACCACCCCATGGACACCCCCAAGATCTATCACTCAATATGCAGAACCCGGAGCTGAAGCGGCGCACGTCGCTTGGCTGTCACCCGAATCGTTTCCTACGAAAACGCATCGAGACCTACTGCACATAGCACGCAGTCCCAAGATAGACGACACAGATCGCACCTGGTATTTGAATCTTACAGATTTCCGTTTTGTTGGATTACCTGATGTTGTAACGGGAATAGCTCTACGTGTCGCGGCCAATCGTCGCGGTAGGATCACAGACGAAACTCTACAGCTATGTCTAGCTGGGGAGCCTATAGGAAAAAATCGTGCAGATATGGACCTCAGTCCCATCAAGATCTATGGCGGAGAAGGGGACCTTTGGAACACAGAGCTCACAGTGAGTGATCTACGAGATCCCGGATTTGGAATCTTACTGCGTTTCCAAAGCCATCCACATTGGCCTCACAAGGATTCGGCTATACTGGACAGGGTGGAACTGCAAATCTACTAGTTCGATAAATACTCTAAAGGATTCAACATGACCCAACGCATTACCGGAACCAAGAACATAACACCCAGTGGTGATCAGACCATATCGGCTCCCGGTGGTAGCATCAATCTCATCACCACTGCCAGTGGTCAGATATTTGCCAACAGCGGAGCCAACGTGGGCAATCCCAATAATATCCCCTACGATCCCAATGATATTTTTGATACTGCCGCTGACAGAAAAGAGGGTGCGGCCTATTTCACCGGCGGTGTGGGCATTGAAAAAGATCTCAACGTGGGCGGATTTATCTATGGTCGACTGGCTTCTCAAAACACCTCTACCCAATCTATCATCACCGCAACCAACGCGGACAGGTATTTTTATCCAACATTTACCGATACGTTAGGGCCCAACGGCGGATATCTATACGGAGACAATCAATCAGACTATGCTTCCAGTGGTCTAAGATATAACCCTGCCACTGGAAAATTATTGGTTGATCAGCTCAGTGTAGCCAGCACAGCTTCCAGTAGCTCGCCAGTCACAGGTGCTTTTACAGTCACCGGAGGTGCTGGTATACTAGGTGATGTATGGATCGGTGGCAGCGAATACGTAGATACGCTCTATACTAAATTCATACGCAGCCAACAGGGTCCGGTAAGCATACAGCCAGCGTCTGGTCTTACAGAAATCCTAGGCGACATACGTGTGCTTGGGGTCAACCCCATAGGAACAGCACCAGAAGTCACCAACGTGTTATATGTCACAGTGGACGGGGACGATACCAACGATGGTCGTGCGCAGGATGCCAGCCGTGCCTGCCGTACCATAGGCGGTGCTCTTAAATCACCTTACTATCAGCCAGGCACACAGATACAGGTATCTGCTGGACGCTACTTAGAAAACAATCCTCTACTGTTAAAACCCTATACCAGTGTCAAGGGCAGTGACATCCGTACCACATTCATCGAACCCATAAACAAGACGCAGGATCTATTCCACGTGCAGAGCGGTTGCTATCTAAACTACATGACCTTCCTCAATGGTCGCAGTGGACTCTTACCCGGTCAATATGCTCCAGGCTACAACAGAGGAGCCTATGCCACGGCATTTCCTCCACAGACAGGTGCGGATCGCATAGATCTATTCCACAGCCCCTATGTACAGAACGTCACTAATCAAAGCGGTCCCTGGTTGGTTGATGGAACCATGTTCGTGCCCGATCAGACGGTACAGATACCCGCAGCCGTGGGACTAGGAACCTGGGATGTCAACACCACCAGCATAGTGATCTCAGTCACTACTGGCACTGTATCACTAGGACAGAGCATCAACGCTGGACAGCACAATCAAGGATTTTTCAATGCTCGCACCTTGTTATTGGCCAACAAACCATTCCTACAGGCACAGGTGGTGGCCTATGTCAACGCTACCTTTCCTGGGTTTGACTATAATCAACAGCTCTGCTACAGAGACACAGGCATCTTGGTAGAAAACATGGCCTATGACATGGCCTTTGGTGGAAACGAAAAATCAATAGAAAGCGGACGGGCCTACTACCGTGGAGTGACCAGCGTGATAGCTGGACAGGAAGCTCAGACCGTAGCAGCCGTCAATTATCTCAGCACACTGAGCCAGAAGGTCGTGACTAACTCTCTGTGTACAGTTCTAGCACCTCCGGCCAGCATACCCTCTGCGTCACAGGTCGTCAACACTGTGTTGACTGGTGGGTCGATCAGCACGGCCAGTGTGCGTAAATTATTTGACATAACCACAGGTATCATATTAAATGGCCCTGATTCTGCACCACAGCTCTATAACAGTGCTGGACCAGATTCGGCATTCGTCAGTGCTGAAATACTCATGCAGGCCAACAGAGCCTTCATACAGGAAAACGTGGTCAACTATATCAATTACAATCTCTGTGTGCCTCCAAAGACCCTGCCCTACAATCAGATCAAATGCCGTAGAGATACTGGAATCATCATCGACAGCGTGGCCAGCGACCTCTTGTTTTCAACGTCGAGCCAGAGTACCTTTGCAGGGCTACAGTATTACAGCCAAAACACCTATACAGGTTCTATACCAGCTGAGATAACAGCCACCATAGCTGCCATCAGCTATCTAAAAGACCTCAGTCTCAAAGTGGTGCAGAATATCACCACAGCCACCGATGCCCTGGTTGGAATCTCTAGATATACCAGCGGCGTGCAAACCACTGCCAGCAATCATGCCACGTCAGCTGAAGTCAGCATCATTGGTACAGAATTTGATCTCATACTGAGCATACTGCGAGGCAACACCGCAGGACTAACAGACATGGTCATACCCAACGGCAGTGCCAGCAACCTTCCAAGCGTGAGAAACACAGTCAATCTACTGTTGGCCAACACGGGATATCTGGCTACAGAAGTGGTAGCCAGTGTACAGAACAACTTTCCGGATCTGTCGTTTGACTCGGCCAAATGTGCTCGAGATGTTGGCTATATAGTAGAAAGTGTGGCCTTCGATCTGCTCTATGGCGGAAATAGACAGGCCATACAGAGCGGTCTCAGTTACTATGCCAACACCAATAACGACACTGTGATTCCTAACGAAATACCAGCCACAGTTGACGCATTTACCTTCATAGGTGGGGTGGCTCGTGCCCTGATACAGGGAAATGACTATCAACCTCTACAGGGATCGATTAAACCAGTGCTTGGACTACCAGTAGGAGCAGGTGCGGATGCCGACATGGTGGTAGGTTATCTGGATATAATAACCAACATCATCGGCAATGGTCCTGGAGTAGCCGGGCCTTTGAGTCCTATGCCTATCACACCTAGCTCGTTGGCATCTACAGTCAACGCTTGGAATATACTCAAAGCCAATCGAGAGTTTATCGCGGCTGAAGTGATCGCTCATCTAGACCAGACTTATAATCCAGGATCGTTCAACTACAATCAAGACAAGTGTTATAGAGACACAGGTCTGATCATCGATGCGGTCAGCCAAGATATACTACTAGGTGGAAATCAAAAGAGTCTAGAAGCAGGCAACAGTTATTGGAATGCTGGTTACAACTACATAGCAGGTCAAGAAAGCACCACCACACAGGCACTAAACTACGCTAGAGACATAGCTCTGCAGATCATAGCTAACACGCCTGTTACACCGGTCACCGGCACAGTGGCTACACAGGTAATAAATCCTTTCTTCTCAGGCGGTAGAGCCTACATGCCTCAAGAAGCTGTACAGCGTAATTTCAAGATCATCACAGATATCATAACCTACGGACCTGAACAGGCACCTCCTCCCTATGCTGGTGGTGGATTATTCAGCCTCACGGGATTGAACGGTAGTGATGTGAAAATAGCTCCCACAGTGACAGCTATCAATGACAATATGGATGGAACCATAACAGTGGGACTCAGCACTGCCACGGTGGGATTTGGAACCAATGCCACCTTGTATTTTGGCGATACTTATATTTTCCCTCTACAGGATGGTCAAGTAGAAGAACTCAGTTATCAGTATACAGGAAGTAGAAAAACCTGGGATCAACGCAAGGTAGACAAGTTAGGCAGTATGGGCGGCAGTCTAGTAGACGGTGCCGTGATATCTGACAGATCACCAATACAGTCTTTCGTCTATGATGCCTATACACAGGTTAACCAAGGCGGTTATGGTGTACATATCACCAACAACGGCTACGCACAGTTGGTTAGTGTGTTTACCATCTTCTGTTCAGTTGGTGTACAATGCGACAATGGCGGCAAGGCCAGTATCGTCAACAGCAACGCCAACTTTGGAGATCTCTGTCTAGTGGCCAAAGGCTACGGACCTAGAGACTTCAGTGGTACGGTCTTCAATCCTATCAATCGTGCCTATCCCTTCAATGCAGAACTAGACCCATATTATCCCAATGGTTATTTTCCAGGAACTGGCGGCCTAGTAGAAGTATTCGTGCCCGACACAGGCAATCGTCCGCATATCGGGCAGGTCATGGAGATCATCCCTCCGGAGAGCTATGTCAACAATCAGGGATTTAGTGGGTTCTTGAACACACAGCCCAGCACCAGCACATTGACCACAGGAACTATAGAGCTGGTCAACATAGATACCACAGATGTCTATATAGGCAACACAGTCTACATACGAGATCAATATGGTAGTGAAAAAGACGCCAACGGAATATATTACGTTCCCCCAGGAACCACGGTAAGTGATGTTAACTATAACTCAATCAGTCTAACCCAGGCCTTGACCAGTGGTGGCGGCGACCCAACCAACAGCACATATTTTACCCTGTATTTCTGCGGAAATGCCTACTACACAGTCCAGACCAGCAACATAGCACAACAACCATATGCTCCTAGTTTGAACATACTCAGCGCCAACAGTGATCCGCGGTATCAAGGTCCCAGTGTCAATCAGATTTCAGCACACATCGCCAGCATCGAATACTTGAAAATAGCGGTAAATGCGGTGATCGCCAATACTGCGCCCCTAGGAGGTTGGATAACACAATCCAATGGTCAGACCATATTGCCGGCCGTGAAAGGAGGTCATGGAGCGCAGGCCTTTGTAGATCTTAGATTTGGCTACATGACCAGCATAATTGGTGCTGCCAATCTCGCGGCCGCACAGACTGTGGTGCCTAGTGGACTGATAACAACATCAGGAACCATACCCACGGGAGCTGGATCAGCCGTAACCCTGATAACAGCCAATTTAGATTTCTTGGCCAACGAAATAGTCGCCTATGTCAATCAAAACTATGCCGGCCAGTTGGCAGGAAGCATGACCGATAACCAGACTGCGAAATGTGCTCGAGATGTCAAGTTGATACTTCAACAGTTGCTCTATGATCTAGAATCTGGCGGTAATTATAATTCTGTCTACAGTGGACTCAGCTACTGGAGCCGCCCTGGAACCTATCATGTAGTAGAACTAGGCGAAGCTGTGACAGACACCAGCCTATTCCCAGATGGCAGTACTGTAAACTTCTATGAGCGCAGTTATATATCAGCCAGCGGATACGTGTTTGAATATGTAGGCGCTGGCAGCAACTACGGAGCTCTGCCACAGAGAGGAATAGCAGATCCTATACAGGGTCGAGAAACGATATCGTTAAATAGTGGTAAGGTGTTCTTCACATCAACCGACCAAAACGGTGATTTCCGTATTGGTACTGGTCTGGTTATCAGCCAAGCTACGGGAGTATTGAGCGGAAGGACATTCGTACAGAGTTTATATGCCAACATGACACCGTTCATATTGGCTATCGAATAATAAGGAAAAGATATGGCACAGTTACCATTAAACAAATTTTTAACCAAGACTTCGGTGTTGACAACCAATACCACGGCCACGGTTTATACAGCGCCGATCGGAACCACAGCCATCATATTGATGGCACAGATTTCTAATCTGGCCACAGATACGCACTATGTCAGTTTCAGTCACTATAGGAACAGACCCATCCTAGCAGATGCACAGGGCAACGGAGGTCAACCGGGAAATACCTACAGTCCTTTAGTGGTTGATTATGCTATTCCATCTAGCGATGCAGGCACACCTATGACTGGTAAATTGGTAGTAGAAGAATTAGATAAGATAGTGGCCTATGCAGATCAAGAGCACAAGCTACAGTTGGTCATGAGTATTTTACAGACTGCTAATCAATGATAGGATAAAATAATGCCAGGTTTATTAAGCGGGTCGTTACTGAGATCGGGAGGAAGTGGGCAGTTTATCAAACTGGCCAATGCCCAGCCACAGTTACCTCCTACACCTACGACCAGCACCGGTTACACAGTCGTAACTGATAGCAAGTTGATCACGACTTATCGTAGCAGTCTTGGAAATTTAGAAATGAATTCTGGAACTATATATTCTAGTACTCCGGATCAGTCTATTAAATTACTAGGCACAGGTACAGGTACAGTTATCGTCTTGGGTGGTGCGTTAAGCACCAGCACAAACACAGGAGCTCTACAGGTCGTAGGTGGTATAGCCACCACGCAGGATATTTTTGTCAACGGTCTAACCATTGGACAGGGATTCCAAGGCTCCAACAACCTAGTGATTCGAGGTACAGCCAGTCCAGTGGCCAGCGACGCCAACAATGGACAAGAAAGCATTGCCATAGGATACAGTGTACTGGGAGGTATCGCCAGCACAAACAACTCTATAGGCATAGGGTATCTAGCACTTTCCAGCGGAACCAATCTAGCCGGCGAGTTAGCCATAGGTCAGAGCTCACTACAAAACCTAGGAAATCTAACTACTTGGCCAGTGGGATCAATTACCAATATATCCAGCTCTTCGACTGCTGTGGTCACCGTGGTCGGCCATGGGTTAACTTCAGGAACTGTGGTCCATATACTGGGACTAACACAGGGTCCTGTGGCCTTGAACGGTGTAGATTATTGGATCAACGTGTTAACTTCCAACACATTTGCCATATACGCAGATAATATTTTAAGTTCTCCTGTAGATACAAGAAGTTTACCAGCCTATGTCAACAGCGGCACAGTAGGACGAGTATTATACTACGATGAGAATACAGCTATCGGAGCCTTTACTGGACAGAATCTCTTAGACGGAAGGCAGAATTTCTTCCTAGGACCTCGTGCTGGTCAGTTCTTGACCACAGGTAGCTATAACGTCATCGTTGGGCATGATGCTGCCTATAATCTAACCTCAGGGTCTGGCAACATCATCATCAATGGTGACTACTATGTCAACGGCAGAGACAATCAGACCAGCATAGGTGCCAGCTACTATTATGACGGTTCAAATCACATTAGTCTAACCGGCAATGCCACAGTGGGTCTAGGACTCCAGAGCTATGGAACCACCACAGGAGCACTGGTGGTCTCGGGCGGAGTTGGCATTTCAAAAGATCTTTGGGTTGGCGGAACTATTCATGGAAATTTTGACGGGGCTAGTCTAGCTAGTTCACTATCAGGATTCAGCGTAATGGCCAGTACAGCTACCCAGGCTGACAACATATTAGTACACGACACAACCTCGACCATGACCTATTATCTGGCCATGGTAGAGTCTAGACATGGAACTTATAGTCCTGTAGATGCTGATGCTAAGGTCTTCTACACTAGTAGTGCAACTCTACTGTCGGTACCTAAGATCTCAGTGACCAGCGGAACAGTCAGTACCAGTACTGTCACAGGAGACATTGTTGTAGCGGGCGGTATTGGTATAGGCGGTAGCGTCTACAGCGCCGACGGCAACCCTGCATTGAATGGCCTGCTCTACACACCCCGGGTCTTGGTGGGAGATTTTAACGTGCTCACAGGCATCACTCCGAATCCGGGAGATTTCTGGATAGATATCTTGAGCCAGGCACAGTATCAATACATCAACGACGGCAGCCAGAGCTACTGGCTCCAGATAGCGATATTATAGAGAGAACAACATGGCACTAGGATTCCCAACTAACCCCTACATTGGAGAAACATACGCATTTGGAACCAAGGTCTACATATGGAATGGTCACGGTTGGGCTATAAGCAATACACAGGGAACCACTGTGGGCAGTTTTACTGCTACGCAGGCCGCTTCGATCACTACATCTACTAATAGTACCAGTACCAATTCTGGAGCATTAACCGTGACAGGCGGAGTAGGTGTTGGAGGAAATACCAACATCGGTGGCAGCCTAAATGTAGGCAGTTCTACCGCCACAGTAGGAGGTGCACAGATCATCACCACGGGCACTATAGGACAGATCATACAAGCAGGAACAGATACCGCGATAATAACCGGTACTAACAGTGTAATCGTATCAAATACTTCAACACTACAGTCTATCACTGGTCGTGGTGGCAGTACTACTAATCCAATCAGTTTCCTAAATACTAGTACCAGTTCTGTAACAGTCGCGGGAGGATTCGTTGCGCAAGGGGGAATCTCTGCTCAATCCCCTATCAGTGTGACTAGCACAGCATCCAGCACATCAACCACTACAGGCGCATTGACCGTAGCTGGCGGAGTTGGTATCAGTGGAGATACCAATATCGGTGGAACAGTAACAGCACAGCAGTTGAAAATTGCTGATGCTATACTAGATTCTACGTTGGTTTTGGTAAATACAACAGCAACAACTGTTATCGATACGTATCTGATCACTCAGTACAGAAGTTCTAAATATTTGGTACAGATCGAAGAAGTTGGGATAGGAGCATTAGCAAAATTCCAGGTTATCGAAATCCTATTATTATTAGATAATTCCGGAACAGTATATGCTACAGAGTATGGAACGCTGACTTCGAACGGTATAATGGGAGATTTTTCAGCAGGTCTAGACATAACAGATAGCACTGTAAAATTGTATTTTACTCCATACGAAGCAACAAACAAAGAAATAGTAGTATTAAGAACAGCACTAGCGATGTAGTACAGCAGTAAAAAGACACTAACAGGTAACTTGGAGAATACAACGTGGCGATGACTTCGATAACACAGGATTTTGTAGTAGCATCTGGACTCGTAGTCCAAGGTACAGCAATAGTTTCAACCAGCACAGCAGCCGCAGGAACGCTGAGTGTTAGAGGCGGAGCGGCTGTAGCCAAAAATATCAACATTGGTAGCACTGCTACTATATTTGGTCCCAGCTATCTGCACAGCACCATCAACGTAGATGGAGCCAGTATCCTAAGCTCAACACTGTATGTTGGCGGTGATGCAGGCGTACAAGGCGCACTGAACTCAACAGGCACATTCAGTGTCAATACTAACAAATTCACAGTAGACAGCGCCACAGGTAATGTATTCTCTCAAGGCACTGGTTATTTTGGCGGAGCAGTGGGCGTCCAAGGCGCACTGAACTCAACAGGTACTTTAAGTGTCAACACTAACAAATTCACAGTTGATGCCGCCACAGGTAATGTATACTCTGCAGGTAATGCAGGCATACAGGGAACACTACATTCAACCGGCAGTTTTAGTGTTAACAATAACCTATTCTCAGTAGATGGGGCTACTGGTAATGTATATTCTGCAGGTAATGCAGGCATACAGGGTTCATTTAATTCAACAGGCACCCTAAGTGTCAACACCAATAAATTTACAGCAGATGCCAGTGGTAATGTTGTTACTAGTGGTACAGTAACAGTCAACGATCTAACCGCCGCAACTACAAGTGGAGCCGGTGCTCTAAAAGTAGCAGGTGGCGAGTATATTGGTAAAAATTTAGTCATCAACGGTACAGATTCTAACACAGGTACATTAACTGCAAACGCACTATATGTTGCAGGCGGTGTTGGTATCAACAATGGACTAGTGGTACAGGGAACATCAGTATTCCAAAATGACGTATACTTCAACGGTCAAACCACTTACGTTTACAGTACAAACACAGTATATACAGACAACCTAATCGAGCTACATTCTACTAGTACTGGTGTTAGTGGTGTCTGGACATTTGATGACCAGAAAGACATAGGACTACGTTTCCATTACTATCAAAATAGTATTGGTGACCTCAATGCTGCCTTTGTCTGGGCCGCTGATAGCCACAATTTTGAATTTTACAGAAACGGTACAGAAACTAACGGTTCATTTGTTAGCCACGATTATGCCGGCATCAAAGCAGCCACATTAAATCTAGTTGGCGGAACCACAGCCACTGACACAACCACAGGTGATCTAGTTGTCACAGGTGGTGTTGGTATCGGTGGTAAGTTATATGTAGGTGGCGGTATCAATGCCACCGTAACAACAGCTACAAACATAGCCGGTGGCGCACAGGGTTATATTCCAATCCAATCTGCTAGTGGTAATACAGCATTCATACCAGCAGGGTCTGAAGATGGCTCATTATTAACTTGGAATAACGCAAATAGCACAGCAACTTGGGTAAGTGCTAGTTCTTCAGTTCCAAACTTTGCTCGTTATGCAGGTACAGCAACAAATATAGCTGGCGGTGCGGCACATGATATTCCATTCCAGTCTGCTACAAGCACAACTTCATTTGATACCGGTCTATTCCAATACGATAGCTCACTTAAAACATTAAAAGTCGATAATGTTACTATCTATGGTAAGGGTGATGTACAAGCAACCTATACAACAAATAACGCGATTGTGTCAGCAAACGGCACACATATTGGTGTATGGAGTGATACCGCTGTTAATCTAAACTATAACAACACCAATATTATCCAAGTTGATAGTAATGGCGCCACATTGGGAGTTGGGGCAGGTGGACTATACACATTAGTATTAGGCACCACGGGTAATTTAACGTTAGGTGGCACAACAGGTGGTGGTACATTTACAGCTCCTTATGTTGATCCAGCTAACTTAACTAGTGGATATGTTACATTTTATAACGGGTCGACATTAGTTGATGATTCGGGATTAACCTATGCTTCCGCTAATCAAGAACTAACAGCTAATCAATTATATGTCACTACCACTGCTTCATCAGATACGATAATAGTACGTAACTCACTTCAAAGCACAAGCACAACTGCAAGCAACGCATTATATGTACAAGGCGGAATAGGAGTTGAGGGTTACAGTTATTTTGGTAAATCCATACGAGTTGGTGAGAATCTTGTTGCTACTAACCGGGTTAGCGGTATTGCCGGTGTATTCTTTGGTGATGTTAATGGATTTGGTGCTCTGTATGCAGGAACTACAAATTATTCTCCATTACCTTCTACTGTACTACAAACAACAGCATTTATAAACGACTATGCTCAAAATAATTTCCAAAATACCAGCACAGGTGTTAAAGCGTCGACTGATTGGGTAGCCACAGCCGGCGACGGTACCGATACTGAGAATTATATTGATATGGGTATCGTTACAGCCAACTGGGATGGCACGCAGAGCAACAGTCTCGGAACAGCAGTGGGCGGTAACGACGGTTACTTATACGTACAAGGTGGCACCGGTATAGGCGGAAATCTAGTAGTAGGAGCAAGCTCTACCGGTACAACTGTTAAGATTGTTGCAGGCGGAGCAGATGCAAGTTACACCGCCGCTATATTTAGAGCACCTAACATTGATGCAACATCTACCTCTACAGGCACGTTGTCTATAGCAGGCGGAGTTGGCATTGGCACAAGTTTATACGTTGGTACTACAGCCACAGTTAATGGAGATTTATTTGTTGACGGTACGATCTATGTCAAAGGTGCAAGCCTAACTGGTGTAGACAAGATCACTGGTTCTACAGGTACGTTCCAAGATATAGTGTCAACAGGTACTATCTATGCCAACAACATCACGGCTACCAACGCAACATTTACCGGTACTGTATATGTTGGCGGTGCAAACATCAAGAATGCACTCAGTGCCAGCACTGGTAATTTTGGTGATATCACAGCACACAATATACTGTCAACGGGCACAACTACAGCAACTAACCTCATAGTCCAAACCAAGTTGAATGTAACTGGTGATACATATCTAGCTGGTACAACAGCTTCCGGTATCTTATATGTTTCCAACACAACAGATAACGGTGTAGGATTTGGTAAAGGAAATTACAACGGTAACTGGTCAATATTTACCGAAGGTGGTATTGGCGCTGCCAAGAATATCACAGCAGGTGGTGTTGTTTCAGCTGGTGATAGGACTGTAACAAGTTCCGGAAATGATACTGGATCAGTTGACGCCTTCTACGCTGTCAATAATATGCAGGCAGCTAGGACGATCAAGGCTGTTACAGGCACTACCAAAGTCACTATCGATATATGGGATAAGACTGTATATACAACTGCCAAGTATTTGGTGCAGTTAGTAGATACTGGCGTTGTACACACAGAAGAAATCATGTTGGTACAAGATGGCACTAACATCTATATCGCTGAATATGGTATCGTCTACACCACGGGAGTAGCGTTGGGAACATTCGATGCAAACTACAGCGGTAATAATGTTGAACTGACATTTACACCAGCTGGGGCTACTAGTATGATCATACAGGTAGTTCGTCAGAGCGTATTAACAGCCGAAGAAGGTTTCTGCTAATATAAAAAGCAGTTGCACTACTACAGGGTCTCCGGACCCTGTAGTCTTCTATACCCGTATTTTTTGTTACGGATAAATACTCTTAATATCGTTTAGTGGAAAGGGAAACTAGCGAGCATGTCAGCAATCTCAAAAGACTTTTTAGTCAAACACGGCCTTGTGGTTTCAACCACGGCTACAGTACTGTCAGACAGCAATGCCTATTCTACTGCCACCGGTGCTTTGACAGTTGCCGGTGGAGCGGGGATTGGTCAGGATCTCTGGGTCGGTGGAAATATCCATGGCCTAGGCACTTTCAATCTATCTGGTCTACAGATAGGTCCAGCAGAAGCCTATCCTATAAGTCTCAGCTCAGATGGCACTACAACCTACTACACCGCTACTAATACTGCCAGCATCATCTTCGCAGATGGAACCATACAGGAAACCAGGGCCCCTATAGCATGGACCAATGCCTTGTTCATTTCCGCAGCTACCTATCTCAATATAGATCCGGGTGTGGCCTTTGGCCCCATCGTATCGGGAGGATTAGTGGCCACGGGAGACACCTACTTCGATGACGGATCTTTTGGAGGAGAAGGTGGACACATCTATATAATGACCGATCAGGGCAGTGGCGTAGTACAATTTCTTGATATAACACGGGCCGCATAACACATGGCGATTTATTACTATCCCAATCCCAGTACTACTCCCAGTACTACCTTAAAACAGTACTCCACGGCTACTAACGACATAGTGGTCAGCGGCGCCAGTGCTGTTGTTAAACTAACCAAAACTCTAGGACTAGTATGGAGTGCATATTCTCCCAGCGCCAGTGACAAAGGCGCCACTATACCTTTTATACCAGGCACTGCCAGCGGCCAAGCACCTGTTGTCCCTAGCCTAGTTGCTACTGTACTGGTAGCTAACCAGACTATCACGTCAGGACAGGCGGCTAGTTTTACTCCTGTCAGCATCTACGGTGGTTCTGCAGTAGCCACCAGCTATCAGACTTCGGGAACATTCGTAGGCTACAACATATCTATATCACCGAGTCTACCAGCGGGCCTTGCGCTGTCTTCAACATTCGCTACTCTAAACCAGTTAAATCCTACCAATGCTACCTATTATCTCTACAACAGCGCATCGGTAAAAATCAATGGAACCCCCACGTCAGCCAGTGCAAGTCAGACCTATACCATAACTTTTTCAGATGCCAGTGGACTCACAGCCAATGCCAGTTTTACCCTGGCAGTGCTCAGTAATCAGAATCCCTTAACCGTTACGGGACTGCTAACCACCAACCAACTGCTGACACAAGGGGTAGCGGTTAACAATCTAGCCACGGTTAGTTCTCAAGGTGGTAGCGGAACTCTCAATTACTCAATATCGCCAACGCTGCCAACTGGGCTGACATTTAGCTCTACTACCGGTGCGATCAACGGGACTCCTACGGTCAGCGCCTCGGTAGCTACCTATACCGTCACGGTAACTGATCAAAGCTCACCTGCACAGACAGCCAGCGCCACATTTAATCTCCTGGTCAATGCCAATCTTCCTACAGCAACATTGGCAGTACCTAATAAATCACTAACACAGGGAGTCAGCTTTACTGCCTTCACTCCGGTCACAGGCAGTGGAGGCACTGCACCTCTGCATTATACCATATCATCTAGCCTGCCCGGTGGATTGACATTTACTACCAGTACAGGTAGTATCAGTGGCATACCCAGCTCTCCTCTGGCAGCGACTAATTTTATCATATCAGTAGTTGATAGCCTAAATCAATCAGCGAGCCAGACATTTAATTTAAGTATTAATTCTTTACCATTACTATCGGCCCTACAGACCCAGGCCAATTATAATCTCTTTAGATCTACAGCGGTTACTGCCTTTACTCCTATACAGGCCAATGGCGGATACGGAACAGTTACCTATTCTATATCTCCTACACTGCCTAGTGGATTGAGCTACAACACTGCCAGTGGCCAAGTAACAGGGACTCCTACCTCTACCAGTACCACAGCAACCTATACAGTATCTTTAGCAGATCAAGGTGGACAAACAGCATCTGGTAACTTTGCCTTAAATGTCAGCAGTATTCCAATTTCAGTAACACAGCAGATAGCCAGCACCTTGTTAACTCGCAATGTTACCTTTAATACGTTTATTCCGGTATTGGCCAGCGGTGGATACACTCCTTATACCTATAGTGTAACACCTGGACTGCCTAGTGGCCTGTCATTCTCAACCAGTAGTGGATACATATCAGGCACAGCCACTACCAGCAGTGTTGCTACCAACTATACTGTAGCAGTTACAGACTCGGCCAGTCAATCAGGAACCAGCTCTTTTAGCCTAACTGTATTAAATCCAACCGCCATCAGTCTAACACAGACAGTTAGCAATCTAACTTTAACACAAAATGTAGCTGCCACAGCATTTACGCCTATATCAGCCACTGGTGGATATGGAACGTTAACCTACGCCATTAGTCCTACATTGCCCGCAGGATTATCTTTTGACACCACCACTGGACGAATCAGTGGAACTCCTACAGCATACTTGATAAATGCCACTTCATTCACTGTTACAGTAACAGATCAAGCGTCACAAACAGCTACAGGCAGCTTTAATCTTACTGTAGTGACTCCTAATTTTTCAGTATCAGTAGCAGTACCGTCGACCAACTTGATCAAAGGAGTCAGTGCTTCTTCCTTCCAACCAGTCACTGCACAAGGAGGAGCAACACCCTATAGATATAGTATAACTCCTAGTATATCCGCAGGATTGACATTCAACACGGCCACTGGATCCATATCGGGTACACCTACGGTAACCAATACTACCAGCTACTCTGTTACAATCACAGACGCACCAGGACATACTGGAACAGGAACATTTTCGATTAGCGTTGTTAATCCTACTCCACTGACCCTAACAACATTAGTCACAAGTACCAGTTTGATAAAATCTGTCGACACAGCAAACTTTACACCTGTACAGGCCTCGGGCGGTTATGGTAGTATATCATTGAGTGTTACTCCCAGTCTACCAGCGGGATTGAATTTTTCAACGATTGGTAAGATAACAGGTACTCCTACACAGGCCAGCAGTCAAACAGCTTATCAGGTATTGGGGATTGACAGTATTGGACAGATAGGGTCCAGCACCTTTTATCTAACAGTATCAAATCCTCAGCTAACATCAACCAGTGTGATCAATGCAGTTACCTTGACACAATATGTATCTGTCACACCGTTTAGTCCTGTTACCTATATTGGCGGAAATCCTCCTGTAGTATTTTCTGTTGCACCAACGTTGGGCACAGGATTAAGTCTAAATTCTAGTACAGGAGTTATATCAGGAACTCCCACAGCAACGACAGCTCCAACCAGTTATGCCATCACCATCACTGATTCCAGTAATTCTACAACTAGCCAATCTTTAAGTTTACAGGTTGTAGCTCCACCAGCGTTGGTCGCTACCACGGTAAATGGATCTATTACCGCTTATGCCAATCTCTATCTGTCGCCAATAGCTCCAGTTACTGCGTCAGGCGGATATGGGGCCTATAGTTACAGCATAGCACCGGGAGTACCTAGTGGATTGGTTTTCAATTCAACCAATGGACAGCTCAACGGAACACCCAGCACTACCGCTACTGTCGCCTCCTATACGATCACCGTAACTGATCCAATCAGCCAGACCACCAGCAGTCAGTTTAGTCTAACTGTGGCCCCGCAGGCGGTGGTAGCATCAGTTGCTATACCCAGCACTACACTGTTAGTATATCAGCTGGCCAATCCTTTTACTCCCGTAACAGCGTCGGGCGGCTACGGATCATTGGCCTATAGCCTGTCTACCAGTCTGCCCTCTGGCCTCAGTTTTAACAGTGGTACTGGACAGATAACAGGAACTCCTACTGCGGTCAGTGACACCAGTACCTATACAGTAACGATAACTGATTCTATCAATCAGTCAAATACTGGTAGTTTTGCTCTCAGCGTTTATCCCACAGCTCCGTCACCCCTAAGTGTTACGATCAGCAACGGCAACGTCAGCTTGGTACAGAATCAAACCGTTAGTTTTAATCCAGTACAGGTCCTAGGTGGTGTCAGCCCCTATTCATATAGTATAACTCCTGCATTACCAACAGGACTGGTATATTCCAGCAGTACAGGAGTGATCAGCGGAACTCCAGCCAATGTTTCTTCGGCTACATCATTTAATATCACGGTAACTGACGGGCAACCACAGACCATTACCAAGACCTTCAGCATCACTGTAACCGGTGGCAGTGTAAATGCCAGCGGCAATCAGACACAGATCAATAACAATGCCGCCTCAACCGGTACCAGTAGCGGTGCATTGATAGTCGCAGGCGGCGTTGGCGTTGGTGGAGACTTAAATGTCGGCGGATCTTTAGTAATTTCTGGAGGTGGTACCAGCACTCATTTAACTGTGACTTCTTCCGATAATAGTACCAGCACAACCACAGGCGCATTAACTGTATCAGGTGGAGTTGGTATTGGCAAAGATCTAATTGTAGGTGGTAACTTAACTGTATTGGGCTCATTGGCCATTACTACCGGTAGTATTAGTCAATATGCGGCAACCAGCATAACAGCCGGAACTGACACAGCGGTTAGTACAGCCACAGGCTCTGTAATCATATGGAATACAAGTACTCTACAGACCGTGACAGGTCGTGGACACACGACTACCAATGCCATTAATATCACTAATACTACCGATACGGCTGGTACCAATACCGGTGCTTTGACAGTTGCCGGTGGCGTGGGAATTGGCAAAGATCTCTGGGTCGGCGGCACGATCTATGGTACCATCGGCGGCGCCAATGTTTCCAGTATTGTCAGCAGTGCTACCAATGCAGAAAACATCACCATCAACAATGTGATACCTGCTCAGACATATTATGTAACATTGGCAGAACAAAAAGATGGTAACTATTCAGCACTAGACGCGGATACCAACTTAACCTATGACAGCAGTTTACAGACGTTAACCATTGGTAGCTCTGCTGTTAGTACAAGTACAAACACCGGTGCATTGGTTGTCAGTGGCGGGGTTGGTATCGGTGGAGATCTATATATAGGTGGAGAATTATTTGTAAACAAGGCAAATATCATCACCACATCCAGCGGAGTTGAATTTATACAGGCCGCATTACAGGCTGGCCCAGGAATAAGTCTAACCACTAGCACAAATTACACACGAATAACCAATATTGGCGTTACCGCTACCATAGCAGGTACAGATATTTCAGTCAGCGGCAATACAGGGTCGGTAACAATCAACAACGTCAGTACACTACAGAGTGTAACCAGCAGAGGTAGTTCAACTAATCAGTTGATCACTATAACAAATGGCACGAATTCAATTAATTCCACAACAGGTGCTCTACAGGTCACGGGTGGTGTTGGCATAGGTGGCAACTTAAATGTTGGCGGCACTATGCAGGTCTGGGGCCCAGTGACATTCAGCAGTCCTGTGACGTTTAGCGGCACTGCTACCTATTCATTGAGTTCTAACACCTATTATACAGACAACATCCTAGAAGTACACGTTCCTCCTGGTGGTGTATACGGTTCTTGGCCTTCAGACGATGGCAAAGATGTAGGACTGCGTTTCCACTATTACAGTAGGACCTTAAGCACAGACAGCAACGCGGCATTGGTATTAGCTGACAATAGCCAATATTTAGAATGGTATAACACCGGTGCTGAAAGTTCAACAGGCACATTTATCGGTGCGGGCTATGGTACATTCAAGACCGGTAACATCATATTGGCCAGCACAGCATCTAGCTCAGACGTCAATTCCGGAGCATTAACAGTAGCCGGAGGAGTTGGTGTAGGTGGTGCGGTATATATCAACACAACATCATACATTGCCGGCGCTATAATAGTCACAACAGCCACTATAGCTCAATGGGCCTATCTGGGACCTCAAGGTTACACAGGATCAACAGGATATACTGGTAGCATTGGCTACACAGGATCAACAGGTACACAGGGTGTTATCGGTTATGTTGGTAGCATTGGCTACACAGGATCAACAGGTACACAGGGTGTTATCGGTTATGTTGGTAGCATTGGCTACACCGGTAGCATCGGCTACACAGGATCAACAGGTACACAGGGATCGATAGGTTATGTTGGTAGTCAAGGAATTCCTGGTTACGTAGGATCACAAGGTGTTATCGGTTATGCTGGTAGCATCGGTTACACAGGTTCAACAGGTACTCAGGGATCGATAGGTTATACTGGTAGCATCGGTTACACAGGTTCAACAGGTACTCAGGGATCGATAGGTTATACTGGTAGCATCGGTTACACAGGTTCAACAGGTACACAGGGAGTTATTGGATACACTGGTAGCATAGGTTATACTGGTTCAACAGGTACTCAGGGTGAGATTGGTTACACAGGTAGCATCGGTTACACAGGTTCAACAGGTACTCAGGGTGAGATTGGTTACACAGGTAGCATCGGTTATACTGGCTCAACAGGTACTCAAGGTCTTACTGGTTACACAGGTAGCATAGGTTATACTGGTTCAACAGGTACTCAGGGTCTTACTGGTTACACAGGTAGCATCGGTTACACAGGTTCAACAGGTACTCAAGGTCTTACTGGTTACACAGGTAGCATCGGTTATACTGGTAGCATCGGTTATACTGGTTCAACAGGTACTCAGGGATCGATAGGTTATACTGGTAGCATCGGTTATACAGGTTCAACAGGTACTCAAGGTCTTACTGGTTACACAGGTAGCATAGGTTATACTGGTTCAACAGGTACTCAAGGTCTTACTGGTTACACAGGTAGCATCGGTTACACAGGTTCAACAGGTACTCAGGGTGAGATTGGATACACAGGTAGTGTAGGCTATACAGGTTCAACTGGTTATGTGGGATCACAAGGATCATTTACTGGAACTACGAGTCTTCAAATAATCACAACAAATTCTACTAGTGCTACTAGCACAAATACAGGAGCCCTACAGGTCACAGGTGGCGCCGGGATCGGTGGAGATCTGTATGTTGGTGGTGAAATCGTAGCACAAAAACTCACTATCCAATATACCACAGTAACAACTACATTAGTTAAAACAGATGATGTAATACAGACATACAATACAACTCCAGCAGTTGATTCAACATCAGGAGCATTAACCGTTGCTGGCGGTGTTGGTATCGGCGGCGATCTCTATGCAGGAGGATCATTAAATGCGTCATCATTAGTCATAACAGAAAATGGCACTGGTAATCAATACGCATTAACCCTGAAAGGCTCAGGATCGGGAGATCAATGGGCATTTACAGTAGGAAGTACTGCTGGAAATAACAATATAACCAGCCTTAACAATGCTGGAAATGCCTATGCACCATTTACTGTAAACGGATCTTCATTTAATGTAGGTACGATAGGCGCAGGTGCTACATCTAGCCTTACCGTTGATAATGCTGGACAGGTTAAGATTATAGCAACAATCGCCTCAACCTCAACTACTTCGGGAGCATTAGTTGTCGCAGGAGGAGTTGGTATAGGTGGCGCACTGTATGTTAACACAACCAGTTTCGTGGCCGGCGCCCAAATAGTTACCACTGCTACTTTATTTGGATTTGGTGGTATTGGCTATACAGGATCGATAGGTTATACCGGCAGCGTTGGATTCACTGGTTCAACAGGTACACAGGGATCGATAGGTTATACTGGTAGCATTGGTTATACAGGTTCAACAGGTACTCAAGGATCGATAGGTTATACTGGTTCAACAGGTACACAGGGTGTCATAGGTTATACTGGTAGCATTGGTTATACAGGTTCAACAGGTACACAAGGTGTCATAGGTTATACTGGATCAACAGGTACACAGGGATCGATAGGTTATACTGGTAGCATTGGTTATACAGGTTCAACAGGTACACAGGGTGTCATAGGTTATACCGGATCAACTGGTACACAAGGTAGCATAGGTTATACAGGTTCAACAGGTACACAGGGATCGATAGGTTATACTGGTAGTATTGGATACGTTGGATCACAGGGATCATTTACCGGAACCACAAATCTTCAAATCATTACCACAAATGCAACTGCCTCTACCAGCACCAATACAGGTGCTTTACAGGTCACTGGCGGTGCTGGTATAGGCAAAGATCTATGGGTTGGTGGCAATATCAATGTCGCTGGCTCGATTAATTTAACAGCCAGTTCAAGTTTTACTGATTTTACTGCTACTACAGGAACATTCCAGACTGTTGTAATAACCAGTTCTACAATCAGCACCTCTACTACGACCGGAGCATTGACAGTAGCAGGTGGTGTCGGCATAGGTGGTGCAGTATGGATTGGTAACACTTCATATATTGCCGGTGCACAGATCGTTACTACTGCTACTATTGGCAACTACACAGCCTCTAGTTCTAGTTTTGCTACAACAGCTAGTAACATTGCGGTAACCACTGCTAACCTTAATCAGCCCTATTATATAACATTTATTTCAACTACGTCGGGCAATATCAATGTTGTCAGCGATGCAGGAAGTAAACTTACTTACAATCCTGCTACCGGAGTATTAACCAATGCAGGTACTGCATCAAGTATATCAACCACGACAGGTGCACTGATAGTCACAGGTGGTGTTGGTGTAGGCGGAAACTTAAATGTTGGTGGCATATTAACAGCCACAAGTTTATCAGTAGGAGGATCGGGCGGAGACATTACCGGTGTTGTTAATATTGTTGGCGTTGGTACATTCACAGCCGGATCATTTACTGCCACGTCTACAACACCAGCAACATCTACCGCAACAGGTGCTTTACAGGTAGCAGGTGGAGTTGGGATTGGTGGAGATCTCTACGTTGGTGGACAGATCGTAGCACAAAAACTCACTATTGAATATACTACTGTCACAACTACATTAATTAAAACTGATGACATAATACAAACATACAATACCACTGTATCTTCTTCAACTACTACTGGCGCTCTAGTAGTAGCAGGTGGAGTTGGCATAGGTGGTGCTGTTTATATTAACACAACATCATTCATCGCCGGAGCTCAGATTGTCACCACTGCTACATTATTCAATTTTGGTGGTATAGGTTATACTGGTAGTGTTGGTTACACTGGTAGCATCGGCTACACAGGATCGACAGGTACTCAGGGATCGATAGGTTATACAGGTTCAACAGGTACACAGGGATCGATAGGTTATACAGGTTCAACAGGTTATACTGGTAGCATTGGTTATACTGGATCAACTGGTACACAAGGTAGCATAGGTTATACTGGTTCAACAGGTACTCAGGGCGTTATTGGTTACACAGGATCTACAGGTACACAGGGGTCGATAGGTTATACAGGATCTACAGGTACACAGGGCGTTATCGGTTATACTGGTAGTATAGGTTATGTAGGTTCTCAGGGAGCATCATTCACTGGCACAACGACATCTACGGTAATTATAAACAATACCACCAGTGTCTATTCAACTAATTCAGGTGCTCTACAGGTCACAGGAGGAGTTGGAGTTGGTGGTGGCATTTTTGCAGGTGGAGTGGTTACAGCTACCAGTATCAATGTCACAGGTGGCGGTGGTAATATCAGCGGAGCCAACAACATTACCGGTGTAGGTACATTTACAGCCGGATCATTCACTGCTACAAGTGGCATTGCCTCTACCTCAACTACAACAGGCGCTGTAGTAGTACAGGGCGGTGTTGGCATCAGCGGTAGTGTCTATATAGGAACAACCAGCTATATTGCTGGAGCACAGATCGTCACAACAGCTACACTAGTCCAATACGGAGGAGTAGGTTATACAGGCAGCATAGGTTACACAGGTAGCATCGGTTATACCGGATCAACTGGTACACAGGGATCGATAGGTTATACAGGTTCAACTGGTACACAGGGATCGATAGGTTATACAGGATCGACAGGTACACAGGGAGTCATTGGTTATACAGGTTCAACAGGTACACAGGGTGTCATTGGTTATACTGGATCGGCCGGAATCAGTACTACAGCTAGTTATGCTACCACAGCGACTACATCTAGCTATGCTACCACAGCCAGCAATATATTGGTATCTACAGTTAATACTAATCAGCCCTACTATATAACATTTATTTCAACTACCACAGGTACTATCAATGTGGTCAGCGATGCGGGATCTAAACTAACTTACAATCCCGGTACCGGAGTATTAATTAATGCTGGTACAGCAGGTACAGCAGGCACCACAACAGGTGCTTTGGTAGTCTCGGGCGGTGTAGGTATAGGCGGAGGATTATACGTAGGCGGAGTCGTAACAGCCACCAGTTTCTATACAGCAGGTGGTATACAGGTAGATGCCGGCTCAACATTTACCAATCTAGTCGTAACTGGCACAAACATAACCACAAGTACCACGACCGGTGCACTAACTGTCGCAGGTGGAGTAGGCGTGGGTGGAAATCTAGCCATAGGTGGCGGCATATATGCCAGTGGATCAACAGGAACCAACGGACAATATCTACAGTCAACCGGCGCAGGCATTCAATGGGTATCATTATCTAGTACCTTTACCGGCGGCGCTGTAGCCAATGCTACGCAGTTTAATAATACAACGTCAAGCACTTCAACAACTACAGGTGCTGTGACCATAGCAGGCGGACTAGGTGTACAGGGCAATATCAATTTTGGTGGTAACCTATACCAAAACGGTGTCTTATTCACTGGCGGTGGTAGTGGCAGTGCTTCTATCACAGTCAGCGATACTCCTCCTACAACAACAACCAACGGTGCTCTATGGTGGGACAGCCAGGTTGGTAATCTAGCTATCTATTATTCTGCAGCCGGTGCTTGGGTTGATGCTGTAACTCAGTATCAATTCTCAGGTGGTATAGTCACAGGTGCTACACAGTTTACCAATACTGCGTCAACCACTTCGACTACCACAGGTGCTCTAGTAGTCACAGGTGGGGTAGGTATAGGTGGTGGACTGTTCGTTGGTGGTAATGTAACCGCAACTAACTTCTATATCTCGGGTGGTATACAGGTAGATGCTGGTTCAACACTGACTAAT